CCCGGTTTTACCCAAATTAAGTTTGAGTAAACGGCAGTTTCCCACTGCCGCCAATCGAATCCACCGTTAAGAGTGGAGTCAAGCTGAAGTCTGTCCCATGAGGAACAGCTCAGTCGCTTACGTCTCCAGGGCAGTCTATCGGTTGCAAGCCGACACGGCAATCCTGAAGATAAAGCCACGCCCGACAGCGCAGTAATAAGCAGACCCGAAGGATTATACAACCTTCGCCGACCGTACTGGTCAGCGTAGATGTAGTCGTCCATAATTCGGATCGTCCGTTTCTGCGGTTCTAGACGGTCATACAAGACGCTCTGATAGCGCTTATATGCTCGCCTGGATCTCACAAGTGCTAGTGGCATGCGAATGCCACCAGATGGATCTTCCCATGCGGGAATCTCCATAGATCGATCAACACGCTTTAGTAACCAACGGACTGCACTGGGCAAAGGAAACCCAGTGCGAGCCGTAAAGTCATTGAGGGCATTGATCAGGGCGTAAAAGTCTTGCGGCTGCCGGAGCCGCCGAGGGTAAACCCCTCGAATGTTATGACCATTTACATAGTCACGTCCACAAGACTCTCGGAACGGTCCTTGATTAAAGGACTTAGCCTGGTTAACTGAGAAACCAAGGAGCGCCAAGACCCGAAGAACTCGGGGCCAAGCAACTTGATCGATGACAATGTCATCGCCAAATACTCCAAAGTTGACCGTCTGCCCCTTCAACACGGGGAGAGACAGACTCATATAACAGGCTTCAACCACTGCACAAAAGATAATCGTCTGCAACGGGAACGTAAAACCATTTCCCATAGTAGATATCATATCTAATGTGAAGGTGCTTCCCTTATGGGACGTTACGCGAGATCGCATGATCTTAAAGTACGAGAGAACCTCCCGAGGAAGGAGGTACTCGCACATGCGTAACGAGATGGTATCAGACGCGCTCTCAAGGTCTATAGTAGACCAAGGAGCTCCTTCTGACCCACTAGCAGCAAGCTCTTGATTAACGAGTGGCTGGATTGACAAATCGATTCCAAATCGAGATTTCAACCTGCGCTCGAGGATCTCGCCGCACCCTAGCTGATAAAACATATTCAGCACGGGCTCGGTACAGATCGATCTAGAGATGCGGTCGTTCTTAGGCACGAAGCTTAACTTGCTACCATTGACAATGACGGGCGGCCCGAAATGCTCGCTGCGAGATCTCTCAGCAGTTTGCCAATCAGGCCAACGCACAACATTGCGCTCGTAGTGCTCTACGAGAAAACTAGACGTACACGTGAGCAGAGATGAGAACATCTTCGAGTAGAAGTCATTCCCATCGCTACCGATTCCTGAGCCAGGACCGCACCTCCCTTTAAGGAAGATGTTATCCCAGTCCAGTAGCGGCATTCCTCGAGGATAGAAGAAGTCGTCGAGGACAGATTTAACTGTCCCGAGCAACTCTTCGTCCAACGAGGTATTTTCACGTGCTTCCCACTCTCCACACTGCTTATTGCAAGTGCGGAATTTCAACAGCGCAAGCGCGTCCTGTTCCGTAGTGTCTCGAGGAAGAAACTTCTTCTTGATGCTACGAACTAACGAATAAGCTTGCCACTCTGAAAGCGAGAAGTCTACGCAGGGATGGGGCATAGAGTTATAAAACTCTATGTCTTTCCCCGTACTGCGTTGTACATCTAGATCAATGGCGGTATAGAGACCAGAAGGAAACAAAGTGTCCATAGTGGCATGTACCTCAGAATATGCAATGTAACGAGTGTCAGCGGCGGAGCGTAGCAACGAAAGCTACAAACCATCGCCGAAGTAAAAGCCTACAGCGAATAGAAAGCTGTAAGCCTACCTGCCTCACGGCACACCCGTTACCGCCGTATCACCGATACCCGCACTGATCTGCGACAAAGCGCCGATCAGAAGCGAGAGACCGGCTCGAATGTTCGCAGGGTCGTAAGAATCCGATCCCGCTGGCACTTCGAGTTCCACGCGCGCGAGGAAAACCTCGGGCGCTTGGCTGGCGGCGAAATTCACTCCTTTACGGAGAAGAATCTTATGCACGTTCTTCGGCACAGACCCATATCGGCCGGTCACCGGGTTGGCTGCCGGAAGCGCACGAAGCGCTCCCGCACGGCTCAACGTAATGGTGAACGGATCCGAGACGGAATGGACACGAGCACCGGTCTGCGTCCCGCCAACGGCGGAGACGGCATACTGGCGTCCGTTCACTGTCGGCGCAACGTCCGTAAGGAGCGTATACGTCGGCGAAGTGAACCCGGTCTGAGCGCCCCCGGTGACGGGGGTAGTGACTGCAAAAGTCATGTTGTAATCCTACATTAATAAGGTTGAAGACGACGATGTTGAACCGCCACCGCAGCCATGTTGGCCCACTTGCTAAACTTATTCGGCACATGAAATGCCAAAGAGGGTAGCAAATAGGGACGTGGTATACGAGTGAACGATTTAGTAGTCATCGTCTGATTCCCACCGCTGAAGCTTGAAGAGATATACCCCGACGTTTCCGGGTTGGTGGCGTCACCGTGGCAACGAGTGATTTGTTCTCGCTCGCCCACGATGGTCGCACCCCAATAGGATAGTCGGGAGGTATTAAAACAAGCTGCTTCGACAATCTGGCCGACATTAGTAAAGTAGTCGACCAGCCACGAGTATGGGACAAGTTCCCATAAAGTCGGAATGAACAGATCTGTTCTTAGACCGACAACAGCAGGGTAAGAACCCCCGCTGTTCTCCAGCTTTACAGCCCCATAGACACGCACTTTCGTGCGATCCTTGATTAGCGCCGATTGGTGCCAAGCGAGGAACCCGTTTGTACCTTGACCGTATGGCGATTCGTAAACGACTGTCTCCGCAGATCGGGTCACTGAGACCTTTTCAGCTGGGACAAAACCGTTCGCGAGCCGTGACACGGCTTCAGATGCAGACACAATGTCTGAAATAAAGGGCTTTAGGCCAAAGGAGTATTCAAGCCAAGTATCTGCAACGTACTTACGACGTCGACCGGGTGACTTAGGAGCTCGACCGCGCTTGCGGCCGAGATCTCCCAAATAGTCCCCCAGAAGACCTCGAATACCTTGCAGAGGATGCTTGAACATGTGGATCGTCTCCCTAAGCTCGCCAACGAACGTGCCAGTAGAAAACTGGGTTATCCGTTGGTTAGCTTTCGGGATGAATGACGATAGTGCGGTGTTATACACTGAAGAGTCAATGTTCGCAGGACCAGGGACACCAAAGTCCGTCTGACCTCGAACAGTAAACTCAGAGATGATAGGAGGAGAGTTAGACGGTGGGTACGGAGTATATTTATACTTCATACTACCCTTCCAATTCCCATCTACATAGAACGTACGCTGAGCAACATATGAGTTGCCGCAGTCCGCTCCTTGTGAGATATACTGTTTATACAGGGGGTTATCACCCCCCGTAGCCTGGTCTACAGTACCGAGACTCTGGTCCGTCAAGGAAATCGATTCAGTCTTTGGATGAAACTGATCAAAAACATCAGTATATTCATCAATCGTCTGTTTCGCCTCCCAATGACGGGCATGATAATCGGTCCTAGACTTAAAGGTCACAGTTAAACTCCTACATCAAACGAGTGAAATGACTCCTATTGAGCTTATTAGACTCAATGCGCAGTAACTTTCTCAAGGAACTGCGCGTTCAACCTATCCATCGTACAGGTGTACGCTGCCGTGAACGTGCCCTCACTGTTGTGAGCGACGTCCATAGCAGCTGCGTATAATGCACGCATAACCCTATAGCTAATAGATAGACGGCCCCGTACCGGGGCACCTTCAAGCCATCTCAAATAGCGGCGTAGCTCGGAAGCCACGTACTCTTTTGAGAGCCCAGTCGTTGATACTAGTTCCTTCATGGATGAAGGGGTTTCTAGCATTGACCGGATTAGCACCATGGGATGCGTTAACATTACACATACTCCTGTAGTTTTGGAATGGTCAAAAGGTGCTTCAGTGAAGCCCCTAAGCAGAC